TTGGTTCAGCAACCGCTGCCTCTACATCTGCCACAAGCGCAGCCACAAGTGCTACCAGCGCAGCAACCTCAGCAACTAGCGCTGCAGCAAGCGCAAGCGCATCTGCCTCAAGTGCCAGTGCTGCAGCAACAAGTGCTTCCTCTGCCTTAACATCACAGACTGCTGCTGCCACTAGCGCAACCAGTGCTGCTGCTTCTGCTACGGCTGCTGCTACCAGCGCCACAAGTGCTGCTGCTAGTGCTACCGCTGCAGCAACTTCTGCTACATCGGCTGCTGCTAGTGCCACAACTGCTGCTGCATCTGTAGCAACAATTGCTGGTTACTCATCTAATGCTTCTACTCAGGCAACCGCTGCTGCTACCTCAGCAACTAGCGCTGCTGCATCAGCCACTGCTGCTGCAACATCGGCTACATCTGCTGCAGCATCTGCAACTACAGCATCTAATTCTGCAGCCACAGCAACTACTCAGGCTGGTAACGCATCTGCCTCAGCAACTGCAGCAGCAACATCTGCTACCAGTGCTGCAGCATCTGCTACTGCAGCAGCAACTTCTGCTACTAGCGCTGCTACTTCCGCTTCATCTGCTTTAACAAGTCAGACAGCAGCAGCAACCAGCGCAGCCTCGGCTGCTACATCTGCATCATCTTCTGCTACAACTTATAACACATACAAGACTTACTATCTAGGTGCATTTGCCTCAGCCCCTACCCTTGACAATCAAGGTAATGCTTTAATCACAGGTGCTACTTACTTTAACTCAGGCACAAGCCTTATGTATGCGTGGAGTGGTTCTGCTTGGCAGGCTATCTCAACTACATCTTCTTACTCAGCACCTACCCTTGGCAGCACAACCATTGCCTCTGGTACTACCTACGCCAACGTTGCTGGTTTAACTATTAACTCAACTACTATACCAACATCTAAAACTTTAGTAGTTACAACAGATAAGTTATCTGCACTTGCTGCTACAACTTCTGCTGAACTTGCTGGTGTAATATCAGATGAAACTGGTTCTGGTGCGTTGGTATTTGGAACAAGTCCAACTCTTACAACTCCTGTGTTGGGTGTAGCAACAGGAACATCTTTTAACAGTATTACAGGACTTAGTTCAACTACTCCTATTGCAAATGGAACTGCAGCCGTAGGCACGGGAACAACAACAGCGCGTGGAGACCACGTTCACCCAACAACAGGATTAGGTCTAACCGCTAGCGGATTAAACCAATTTGCTGCAACAACATCTGCTCAACTTGCTGGGGTTATCTCTGACGAGACGGGTTCAGGTGCGTTAGTGTTTGGAACTGCTCCAACTTTAAGTTCACCTGTTATTGGAACAATTACAAATACGGGAACATTAACCCTTCCAACCTCAACCGATACTTTGGTGGGTCGAGCAACAACCGACACGCTCACAAATAAGACTCTAACAACTCCCGTAATTGCCTCAATTAGCAATTCAGGAACGGTTACTATCCCAACTGGCACAGATACTTTAGTGAACTTGGCTGGCACTCAAACGCTTACAAACAAAACTTTAACTGCGCCAGCAGTGAATAACCCTGTTCTTAAATCACCCGAAGAACGCTGTACAGTATCGGCTACTGCAGCAACAGGAACGATTGCCTTTGATACTCAAACCCAAGGCGTTCTTTATTACACAACAAACGCATCGGCTAACTTCACTTTAAACTTTACAAATGTGAACGCAAATATTGCAGTTGGTGATTCCATTTCCTGCGTATTCTTAAACACAAATGGAACAACAGCATATTACCCAACAGCATTTCAAGTTGATTCATCGGCGGTAACGCCTAAGTGGTCAGGTGGCACAGCACCAACTGCGGGAAATGCAAGCGCAATTGATGCTTATTCATTCACTATAATTAAAACAGCGGCAACACCAACTTATACAGTACTAGCGGGAGGCGCGGTGAAATTCGCATGAGTCCATTACTATCAGGTTTTCCATTTAGTGCTGGCGGTGTTATTCCTAAAGCAACCTTTGCTGCTTCAACAGGCTCACCTACTGTTGATACAACAACACGTTCACCTAAAACTGTTTACAAGTTTACAGGTTCTGGAACTTTAACCATTGGAACTGCTGGAACCTGTGAGGTTCTTGTTGTTGGTGGTGGTGGTGCTACTGGCTCTGGAATGGGTGGCGCGGGTGCTGGAGGTTATCTTTATCTTGCTGATTACTATGTTACGGCTGGTTCAAAAACCATAACAATTGGCGCTGGTGGAACTGGTGCATACGATGATACGCTACTTGATGAAAGTTTTTGTGGATTGCCTTCACGTTTTGATAATTTAACCGCAATTGGCGGTGGTGGCACTGTAAGCACAAGTAGAAATCCAAAAGGTATTTCTGGTGGTTCGGGTGGTGGTGCAACAATGGCTTCGCCATCAACTGTTAGTGGTGGAGCAAGTTTTTCTGGTCAAGGAAATGCTGGTGGTAATGCTCCATATAGCGCCACAAGCGTAAGCGTTGGCGGAAGCGGTGGTGGCGCAGGTGCCGCTGGTGGCATCGCAGTAAATCAAACAGGAACTACTTTTGTAGGTGTTGCTGGTGGTGCTGGTACAGCAAATACAATTACTGGACCATCCGTTACTTATGCTGGCGGTGGCGGAAGCAGCGGTAGAGGAACGGCTGCGGCAAGCGCAGGTGGTTCTGGCGGTGGCGGAAATGGTGGTTCAACATCTACATCAGGAACTTCTGGCACAGCAAATACTGGCGGTGGTGCTGGAAATAATAGTTTTTTTGGCACTAATCTTAATGGTGGTTCAGGTATTGTTATTGTGGTGATTGGATAAAAATGGCACATTTTGCGCAGATAAATGAAGATAATTTTGTAACAACAATTATTGTTGTAAACAATGAAGTCCTTAAAGATGAAAACGGTATTGAACAAGAAAACATTGGCATAGATTTTTGCCGTTCGCTTTATGGTGAAGATACTAATTGGGTTCAAACTTCATACAACAACAGTTTTAGATTTAGGCACGCAGGTGTTGGGTACATCTATGACTCAACTCGCGATGCTTTTATTTTGCCAAAACCAAGTGAAGGTTCTTGGGTTCTTAATGAAGAAACCCTTTTATGGGATGAAGTAATACCTAACTAAGGAGTCATAGTGGTATCAAGAGCACCAGATATTACAGAGCGCACGATAATTGATTTATCTGGTCGGCTCTCTACATATTATGACTTAAACGCTAACGCCTTTGATGTGGCTATTGCTGGTCTGCCATTCATTATGGCTGTTACAGACAACACTCCATACAAGCGACAGACTGCAGAGTTCCGCGCTCAGCGCGTAGACCAGATGCGTGACCCAGGCGAACATACCCTGGCTGGCTCAGGATATTGGACACGAGCACAATCTTCATGGCACTATGGTGAAGGTATTAACTTTACCGAACCTATGGAAGGCAATGATACTGAGGTTCGTTTTCGTTTTAAAGATTCCTATGGCATAGATGTTTGGACTCCTGGGCAAATTACTCTACTTAAAAAGACAACACTTGCTCAGGCTTTTACTGGCAAATGTAAAGTTGATTCTGGCGGTTCCGATGCAGGAGTTCCTTTCTTAGTTGCTACTGACATGTCTGTACGCACATCACAAACAACTGCTATGTACAAGATTACTACCGCTGGTACATCTACTGCCTTAGTTAACTATTCTTCTATAAGCAATGAAACAATCCTCGCTACCACATCAGATGGTACATATATGTATGTGGCTACAACTGCTGGCATCTATGATGTCAAACTATCTGACGGTACAACACATAAACATTACGCATACGATGGATTAACAGCAGACCATGTAGCAATTAAGTATGTTAAAAGCAGAGTTATTGCTGGCTTTGGCTTCACCAACGGAACTTACTCTGCTTATCAACTTACTTTCACCAACAAGGGTAGCGGAGCAGCGGTTGATATTAAACCAGCAATGAACGCTGCAAGTGGAACACTTATCAATGGCTCAACGGTTATGCCTGCTTTGTGGAATTGGAGCGCCGTAACAGAAGGCTCTAATGCAATCTATTTAGGTGGATTTGCTGGTGACCATTCTTCTGTCTTTAAATTACAAGTAGATAGTACTGGCGCTTTGGGTACCATCATTACTGCTGCTGTAATGCCAAGAGGCGAGAGAATTCTGTCTTTATACACATACCTTGGTACATACCTTATGATTGGAACAAACAAGGGCGCTCGCATTGCAACCTTAGACCAGAATGGTGATTTAAATTACGGACCGTTGATATTCCACAATGAAAACGGTGTCTATGACTTTGAAGGTCGTGACTCCTACATCTGGGCTGGCAATACCAATCAAGTAAACAGCAACTCAGGAACAACAAGAATCAATTTAGCACAACCTATTACCCTTTCAGGTTATGCACAACCTATATCCACAGGTGTGTACGCACGAGCAACAGATGTTTATGCCGATGCAATAACTGGAACAGTGCAAGCAGTGCGTATTCTTGGTGATAATAACCAAGTTGCTTTTGCTGTTAATGGCTCAGGTATATGGTTACAACACGCAACAGATTTAGTTGCATCTGGTGTAATTCGTAGCGGTAAGATTCGTTATGACACCATGGAGAACAAAGCATGGAAACGCGTTCGTGTTCGTACCGTAGATGATGAAGCCAATGGTGACATTGGTGTCTATAAAATGAATGTCTCTACCGATGAAGTTATTACTACAATTCTTGAAGGCAATAGCACTGCTGCAGATATTGATTTACAAAACTCTTATCCAAGTATCGGACCAGATGCTGCATTTAAATTAGAATTATTCCGTAATACAACTAGCGCAACCACTGGTCCAATAGTAGTGGGCTTAGCAGTTAAGGCTTTGCCTTCACCTACTCGTGCCCGTGTGTTACAAATTCCTCTCTTTATGTTTGACCGTGAAACAGATAAGACTGGAAACATTATTGGTTACGAAGGCTATGCCCGTGAGCGTTTGTTTGCACTTGAATCAGTCGAAAGTATTGGTGCAACAATTATTGTTCAAGACTTTACCGCTGGTGGAGAACCTATCGAGTGTGTAATTGAACAAGTAACCTTTACTCGCGCTACACCATCTGCTCGTAACTACTCAGGATTTGGTGGCATCTGCCAAATCATTGCTCGCACTGTCGTATAAGGGGAACCCTGCCAATGTCATCTGACACCGCCACCATTATCTATTCATATTTCTTTGTTATCGTAGCGCTGCTTGCTGGCGTAGGAATAATAGCAAGACACACTATCTTAAAGTACACAGAAGAACTTAAAGATAAATTAAATAGGATTGAGTACGCTTTGTATAACGATGGGCATACTGGCTTAATAAATAAAGTTGACCAACTAATTGAAAACCAACAACAAATAAAGATTGATGTTGAAGTGATGAAAGCAAAGGTGGAAGCATGACAATTGAGCATAGTCAAAATGGATGGGTAGCATCTAAAGACAAAGAAGCAATTAAGATTAAACATTTTCCTGTTGCTGGAACAAAGATTAAATTACAGTGCAATGAGGTATGCGGTCCAGTATTAGCAGCATTTGCTGCTGAGTTTCATATTTTAGTTGAACCCCTTGAAGAAGGGGCGTTTGATGACTGGTCATACGCATACCGCAATGTTCGTAATAGTCCAAATGATTTGTCTAATCACTCATCGGGCAGTGCCATAGACCTGAACGCTGCCAAGCATCCGCTTGGAAAAGAAAATACTTTTACTGTTGAGCAGCGCAAAACACTAGATATTCTTTGCAAGAAATATGGGTTACGCGGAGGCTATACCTATAAGAATCGCAAAGATGATATGCACTTTGAAATAGTAGAGACACCTGAACAGGTGAAAGCACGAGTCATCAAGATGAAACTAAAGTAAAGGAATCCCCATGAACAACGAAAAAATTAAACAGATTGCTCTTACATACCTACGCTCTGCAGCAGCAGTTGCTGCTGGTCTGTATATGACAGGCGTACATGACCCAAAGACATTGGCATCAGCATTTGTTGCTGGTCTAGTTGGTCCGATACTTAAAGCGCTTGACAAATCAGCACCAGAGTTTGGTATCACCAAGAAGTAACCTTTAGTAACCTAACAGATTAGCCCCTCGCTTTATGCGGGGGGCTTTTTTGCTTTATCCGCCTGT